TTTATTCGTCACCATAAAATATACTCCGTGCATTGGTTACGGTTTCAGAAAGGTTCTCTTCTCTTATCTTTTGCTTGAGCCTTTCCTGTATTCTGGCGTTCAATCCTTCTCTGAGAACTTCATCTGCCACTTGCGACATAGATGTATATGCCCCAGCCTGTGCCTCTTCCTTCAACATCTTTCGTGTCTCTGGACTCAATAATAATATTTGCTGTTCAACTTCACTCATGCCTTCACCTTCTATAATTTTTATATAATAAATATAGATTGGACTTGTACAACGTGTATGTTTGTGTTATATGTAGTGAATAGAGTGTTAATAAACGTGTAATAGGAGATGAATATGACCATCCACGACTTCCTTTTGGACTTGGTTGCCATACGAGGATTAAGTCTTAATACAAGAGATGCGTATGCGAATGATCTGAGGATATTCGACAGATATGTAGACAACATATTAGACGCAACGCAAAAGGATATTACAGACTTTATCGCCTCTCAGAGAGCCAAAGGATTTAATGATAAGACAGTGGCAAGACGATTAGCGTCTATCAAAAGCTACTTTGATTTTTGCGTCAAAGAGGAAGCGATAGAGGAGAACCCCTGTAAGAATATACCCAAAGCCAAAGCACCCCTTACACTGCCCAGAGTTTTGTCTGTGAAGGACGTTAGTGCTATTTGTGATGCGTCCGAAAGGGTAGGGCGTACACCCCTGGAGAAAGCGAGAAATAAAGTCATAGTCGAAATGCTGTATGGTTCAGGACTTAGAGTATCAGAACTCATAAGTCTGAAGAAGGGCATCTTCACAGGAAAGCCGGAACATATGATTGTAAAAGGGAAGGGCAGTAAGGAACGACTTGTACCTATATCATCCTACACCACTGAAGCCATAGACACATATCTTGAATTATTACTTGAGACTCGTTTGAGTAACTCACAATACTTATTTCCTACCAACTCACGACAAGGCTACATAAATCGAGAGCTTGTCTTTCAATCGTTGAAGCACATAGCATCTGTTGCCAGAGTTGATCATAGGAAAGTATCACCCCATAAATTGAGACACGCTTTTGCATCACACTTACTCGATAATGGTGCAGACCTAATGGTCATCTCTACTTTATTGGGTCACGCCAATGTCACAACGACAGAGATATATACACACGTTGCCGACAGAAGGCTTATTGAAGCCGTAAACCAAAACCATCCATTTGCTAAAAAAGGAGCATTATAATGAAAGATAGAATTATTGATAAGTTAATTGAAAAACTTCAGCACATAAAAAAAGCTGAACATGATTTAGATGCAGAGCGTCCTCATATTCGTGATGCCATTGAAGAAATCTACGAGCTTTTGAAAGAGCGTTTTAAAATTGATCGCTAAGTGTAAGTCACACCATTTGCTAAGAAAGGATCAGCACAATGAACTATAAAACGGGAGTAGGGTATAATCGCTACAAACACGGGTCTAATCAGAGCCAGAAATATGAGAGCGATATACAGGATTATGCCGATGAGAAAAACATAGACCTCTTGGAGTGCTATTCTGATGTATATCAAAAGAGTGCGGTTACAGACACAAATATAAAGGGGTTACAGGACGCTACCCAAGTCGTGACCTCTAATGACCAATGCGTCTTAATCACCGCTACAATGCGAAATATTGAAGAGAACCTTAATAGTGTGAATTATATCTTGAAGACCAAAACACCCATTCTGGACACAGAAGATAAAGAGGGTGATGTGATATTCAATCGTAAGCTTTTGGAACGTGCTGAGAAGATGATAATTCACAGAAGAGAGAAACACGCTCAAAGCATTAAGAGAGGTCAGGAAAGAGCTAGGAACTCAGGACGTAAGTTTGGGGGTAACAATATACTCCAAAATCGTAAGCAAGGAAGTCAGGCGATTAGTGAGAGTGCGTCTGAGTTTAGACAAAAGATAATCCCAATACTTAGAGAGATACGCAATCAGCATGGTGGTGTTGTGACCTATGAGGATTACAGAAGAGGCTTGGAAGAAAGAAAGATACGCACCAGAACGGGCAATACGAAATGGCAGCGTTCAACAATACGAAATATTTTGAAAGGAGAGGGGCGATGAACGAGACACTTCAATCACTGACAGACATTGAGAAGGTACATAAAATACGTCTAATTATGGATTATTTGCAAGACGAAATCTCCAAAGTTGTTGCTAAAAGAGAGATACAAATATTTCGGATGCACAATGAGGCTACCTACATTGTTGATGAAAAAGAAAGAGAATGGATTGTTTATCTCAACGAATGTGTCTATGGCAGACCATTGATGCGGTATGTATGTTTATGCACTTTAGAAAATAGATGGGCAACCGTTCCAGACATCATTACTAGTATCGGTTGCCAAGATAAAACGGCTCGTTTGACGCTTAGAAAGGCTTTGGATAGTGGGATGGTGATACTTAAAAAGGGAGAAAAGAAACTTCTTTATCAAGCGACAGACACAGCAATGTCTATATATTCAAGGTACATCAAGCAGTTATATCTTGAGCAAAATAGTCCATTACCTTCGATGTTCCATGAGATTATGCAGTATCGAAAACTTGCCGACAGACTGGTAACCATTACCAAGGAAGAGGGGCGTTTACCTGGTAATGATTACCAAGAAAAAAGACCATCGTTACCAGTTGATAAAGTGAACAATTAACATTTATACTACAAGGAGTAACTTTTAATGAATAGGGATAAACCTTTGAGTTGGAAAGAAAGCAGAATGGAGAGAGGTCTTAGAGTAAGGCGCAATAATGATGATGTCTTTTGTAGACGTATCACTGTGCCTCTCTGTACCACGAACCATCTGCAAAATGCGATAGTTGTATTTGCGTCTTTGGTGGATGATTTGAAAGACATTGACCAGAGTAATATTAGCGATGTGCGTAAGATGAAACTGATGTCAGACTCCATTATGGATAGCTCTAAGACCTTAAAAGGGTCAGCAGACTACTGTATTGAGCTACCCAACGCTCCAGAGGTCAGTTTTAGGAGAACACGTTGATATCATTATGTATTCATCTTATAGATTGGACTTGTATGCACATTGAACGTGTACAGACGCAATTTATATTGATAATTAATGCAATGATAACAATCGCTTGCCAATACTTTAAGAAGTATTCTTTTTCATTGAGCAGAGTAGAGAGTAATGAAGTATTGAGCAGAGGTAGTCACTGTAACCCATTGATTGCCTTATATAATAGAAACGAAAGTTAGGTAGGTTTACTGTCTGAATTGGGCGCATAATATATAGAATGTCAGTCTAACGATCTGATCAGCCTGATTAACCTGACCAGACAGATTAGCCTAACCTAACTAACCAGATGAGGTTAGTAATGTTAGTAGATTTTTGTAAGCTAGTATTTATATTTATCAGTTTAGTTCTTTTAGCGTGGTCTCCAGTTATCTTTGCGAGTCTGCAATGGTAGGGAAGATAACAGATAATAAATTTTTATCAGGGTCTGTCATTCCGGCATTGATGGGTGACAACCCCTATACAACCCCAAACACACTCTTGACCAATATCTTAGGCGCAAGAGGTATTGAACCCTTTAAGGTTCAAGAAGTAGAGCAAAACGAGGCTATGGAGTGGGGGGATATACATGAGCCAGTTATCATCAAAAGGACGGCTGATATTCTTGGGATCGACAAGGTAACAGATAAGGTTCGCGTACCCTATCATTACTACCATGATGGCAAGAAGCTTTTCTCTGTGTCTCTTGATGGTATTCTTCATGTGCCATATGCAAAAACAATAACCATAGACGATAGGTCAACATTTGCGCCACAAGGTATAAGCATGGACTTTGATATTGAAGGTGATGGTAATTTAGAGGTCAAAACGACAAAGACCTACTTCCGTGATGTACCGCCCCCTCATCTGGGAGTGTGGCAGTTACAGGCTGGTCTAATGGCTACGGGGAGACAGTGGGGGATTATAGCTATTCTCTACTCTGGCTCTCAGTTGTGTCTCTATTTCTATAGAGAAGACGCAAAAATGCAGAAGGAGATTACAGAAAAATGTAAGGACTTCTATATGAGACTTGGAGCTATTGGAAAAGGTGGAGAATTATCAGACTATATGTATCCAAGTAAAGACCCTAACGACTTAGCTATGGTCTTTGATAGCCATGATAGTGATGCGCCTATAGTTGATCTTGCTAATGTTGGTGATGAGATATTAGAAATCAATCAGCTTAAAAGCATGATTAAGACTTCTCAGGAACGCATAAAAGAACTTGAGGCTGTCGTTATGAAGGAAATGGGGAATAGTGAGGAAGGAGAGTTATACAACAATCTTGGGGAAACATCGCACAAGATAAAATGGATAACCAGGCACTATAAAGCGCAACGTCCTACAATGACAAAAGCCAAGCCGGAG